TTGCTGACTTGATTGTGGGAGATATTTGGAGCGAGGAAAAAGTAAGTTATAAATTAGACGAAGTTGTGATTAAAAATTAAAGGAGTAACAATAGAAAATAGATAGCCTTTAAAATAGCCTCATTCGTGGGGCTTTATTAAGGGCTATTGATAGCCTGAAAAATCAAAGCAAAGGGGTAACAAATGGGAACTGCAAACTTTTTAAACAGAAATGCGTATAAAACTTATGCGATTGACTATGAAGATGAATATTTTGTAGATATGGTAACAGATGGAATTTATGCTGGAATTGAAAAAAATCTACCTAAAGGCTGGGAAATGGTTGAAGTTGATGAGTGGAATAATGAAAGAAGTTATCCCGCTAAATATTTCGCAGAAGTATATAAAACTTTTAAATTTTATGGTGTAGAAGTTGAAGCAAATATCAAGTTATGTTTGCGAGCTGGATATTACACAGGCGGAAACTTCGACTATGATTTTGAGTTTGTAGTCGATGGCTCAGAGTATGAAAGTATAGACGAAGTTGAAAGAGATTTTAGCGAATATGCGAGAGATTATGCAGGTAAAGCAGAACATTTACTAAGATACCATTTAACAAGTTTTATCAGAAAACTTGAAGATGAAGTAAGTGAAGTTGAAAATGTTATCAATAAAATTTATGAAGAACACACAACGCCACTATGTAAAGTGGCTCAGTTTTCAAATGGGGAAGCATTTTACGAAGTGTGCAAGGGCTAAAAATGGAAGTCCTTGCATTTATAGCAATAATAGTTGGATTAATATTAATTATGAATAATTTTTAAAGGAGAGAGAAAATGAAATTTAGAGTATACGCAGAAATAGAAATTTTAGATAATTATTGTGATGATATAGAAGTGGTGGTTGATGTAAATTCAAATGATGATGAGGAGATTGAAAAAAAAGCGATTGAAGCAATTAAAAGAAATTTAAAAATAAATGTTACAAACATTATCGATGAGGAGGAATAAAATGAAAGTAAGAGTGTGGAATTTATGCAGTCCAAGAACAAATAGAGAAGTGCCAAATCAGTTTGTAATTCAAGCCGACGGGTGTTTGTATTTTCAATCTTATGAGACTTTAATTGCAAAAAAATGTGGGGATAAAGTCTATGTTACGCCTATGTGGGATTATAGCAGAACAACTGCTAAATATTTCTATGAATTTTTAAGGAAATATACACAATTTTATGTAACTTCTAAAAAAGAAGTCGAAATTTTAATTGCTGATGGATTTATAAAAGAAGTTGAGAGCCTTTAACAAGTCCTCTTTTGAGGGCTTAATTAAGGGCTTTATGCCTAAAAACAAAAAAAAGGAGCAAAAATGAAAGATTATGTAGTGATTGTAGAAGTAGGATATGCTGGGCATACTTTTGAAGTTGAGGTTGAAGTAGAGGCTTACGATGAAAACGACGCAAGAGAGAGAGCTGAAGAGGAAGTTAGAGATAATTTATATGTAATCGCAAAAGACGCAGAGGAAAATTAAAAAAAGGAGCAAAAATGAAAGAATTGATAATTGATTTAGATTTGTTAAAAAAACTTGACTGCAGAAGTGTGGTCATTTATGAATACATTAGAGAAAAATATTTTAGAAGTCGTGGGGAAGTTATGGTAACTTATAAAGAGCTTATGGAAATTTTTGACACAAAAGCGGATAAGTCAATTACAAGGAGTTTGAAGCTCCTTGAAAGTAAGGGACTTATTAGAATAAGAAAAACAAATAAGGGCAACTATTATTCAGTTACCATTTAAAAAAGGGGGAAGCAATGAGTAAAATCATAAAGGGGTGACAAATGAAAGCTACAACAAAATTATAACTAAAACTACTTAAGTTAAATTTAAGTTTAATTTATTATAATTCATTGAAAAATTAAAAAAGGAGTGACAGATGAAAGCTATTGAAACTTTAATTAATGTAGATTTGTATGAATTTAAAATTGAGGCACAAAAATTGTTAGACAATGGATATGATTTGCATACATTTACTATAGCAAATCACGGGGCTTTTGTAGGTGTTTTTATAAAAGAAAAAAAAGAAAAAACTAAAAGAGTTTCAACTGCTGATAAACTTATAGAAGAAGCACTTGATGGAGTTGATTTTAACTGCCTTGAAAAGCAATTACAATGGGCTAAAGATTTTATTGAATATAGAAGAAAAATTAAAAAACCTATTAAGACTGCAAATCCACTTAAAATGTATTTAAGAGAGCTTGATAAGATTTGTGAACACGGATATGATGTAGCAGAAGCGGTTGAATTAATGAAAGAGAGAGAATGGCAAACTCTCAAACTTGACTATATTCACAATAAAAAAGATAATTGTGAAAATCAATTTATGTAGGGTGTAGATGTGGAATGTAAGACACGATTTAGAAAAATCGGTTGCGACCTCACTTTTTGGGGATTGGTGCGATAATCCGTTTGAAATTGAAGATTGGAAAAAGTTGATTGAAAGTTTAGATGTTGAGCTTTTTAAAGATAAGCGTATTCAACTGCTGGTAAGAGCTATCAAAAAAATGAATAGCTTACCAGAAAATAAAGATGTTTTACCCACTATTGATATGGTCGTGGGATATGTAGAATTAAACGCACCTAAGGTTTTACCTATAATTCAAGAAGCAATAGTTGAAGCAATGGAAAAACAACCTTTATCGGTAGATTTATGCAATCATTCAATAAAGTTATTAGAACAATACAAATTAAAAGATGAACTAAAAGATATATAAAGGAGCGGAAATGAAACTATTAGAAAAAATCAAACAATATGTAGATTTAGAAAAAGAAATTAGAGGTGTTTTAGATGAAACAGAAGATGAACAAAAATTCTATATCTGCCCTCATTTTCATTATGATGAAAAAGTAATAATTGGGCTTTTCAAAAGTCCACATAATCCACAAAAAGTCATATATGAGGACGATTATCTGGCAATAGAAGCAGATGATGATGTTAAAAATCTTTATAAAAATAGTGCTGAAAAAATTATTGAAGAAGTAATTGGAATTGAGAGAAAGGAGCTAAAATGGTAGAGATAAAATACGATACATTGTATGTAAATGGGACACCTATAAAAAGATATAAACCTTTCTCTGCCCCTTTTATTTTAGCTAAATGGTTTTTAGAGAGAAAAAAATTTTACAAAAGAGAAGCAGAACAATTTTGTGATATAGAAGATATACCTTATACTTCTCTTGAAGTAGAAATATCTTCAATTAATAGGCTTACAAAAGAAAATTTTGGGAAGCCTTTATTTTTAAAAAACAAAAAATACAATCCGCTTTATTATCTCAATCCTGAGTTTGATGATGATGGAGAGCTTATGGTTGTATATGTGCCTAAAAGTATGGTAAAAGAGCTTGAAAAATACAGAGTAAAGGATTTAACAAATGAAGAGTAAAATTTTGTTACCTTTAATAATTACAATGGGGTGGTCGTGGTCGCAACCTCAACTTGAGATGTTACATAAAACCTTTGAAAAAGGACGACCTTTTGATTTGAGTTACACAATGAGTGCTATTGCAATAGTTGAGAGCCAACTTGGAAAATATAAAATGAATATAAACACTGATGGTAGTATAGATTGCGGAGTTTTTATGATTAACACAAAAACATTAAGTAATAACAGATGGAAACAGGCAAGAATTTGCGAGAGACTGATTTATGATTATGATTTTAGCTTTAGTGTAGCTTTAGAAAGATTTAAGTATTTCTACAATTATTGGAGAAGTAAAGGATATTCAAAAGCAGTATCTTGGAAAAGAGCAATATGTAGTTATAATAAAGGTTGGAATTGGAGAGCGGGATTACCTTATTATAGAAAAGTGGTTAAAACTATTAAGAAAATAAAAAGATTTATGATGGAATTAGATTAATGAAAGGAATAAAATGATTGATAAAATATTGAAAGCAATAAACGCCTTTAGTTATGAAATGCTTGAAGATGATAAGATAAGTATTAGATTAAAATATTTACTTGAACTAAAAAGACACATTGAAAAACTTGAAAATGAAAAACTAAAATTAGAAAAAGATTTAAAATATTACAAAGGAGAGGCAAATAAACTCAAAGGTAAATTATTAGAAATTCAAAATACCAAAGATTTTGATATGTATATGTAAAGGAGCAAAGATGTGGTATAGTTATGGTAGCAGATTTAAGGTTAAGGTTTACAAAGAGAAAGTGTTTAATGGTGTAAGCAAACAAAAATTTATAGAAAGAGAATTTTATGATTTATATGTAGATGAAAAGCTACACTCTAAACATTTTAGCTGGGAAAGCGTAAATCAGGTTATATATAACCTTAGTGGAAAGAAGCACTTTGTAAGAAAGGAAGATTATGAGGAAGTATCGTGTTGAAGTAAACGGATATAAAATATATGACTTTTGTTGCGAAGATGAGGCAAGAAGCGTAGTTAAAAATTTAAAAGAAGCTGGAGTTAAAAACTGCACTTATTATTGGATAGAGATTGCTGTCGGGAAAGTTGAGTTACCGCTTCGTGATAAATGGGAATATCCTCAAAGCATAAGGAGTGAAGATGGATAAGATAAAAGAGTTAAAAAGTAAAATTGAAAGTCTGAAAAAGAAATTAGGACAAACCCAAGATTTTATGGAAGAAATTAAAATTAAAAGGGAGATAGTAGAACTTAAAAAAGAAATTTACGACCTGATTTTAAATAATCAAAAAGGAACACAATTTATAACTGCTAAAGAGTTATTGCAAAAAAGAGAAAAACCACCTATATTTTGGGAAACAGGATTTCATTTTATTGACAGGGTCGGCGGAATACCTAAAGGTGCTTTTATTCAATTTGGTGCAAGCAGTGAAGCTGGGAAAACAACTATGATGATAGCCCTTGCTTTATCGCTTGCGAAATGGAAAAAGGTTATGCACTTCAATTTTGAGATGAACGAAGCTCTTTTAGCAAGAAAACTGAAAACATTTAATCCTACTGACGAGCAGTTAGAAAATTATCGGATTGATAGTGTATCAAATGATTTAGATGACCTTAAAAGAGAGATACAATATCATATCTCTGATGGAGTTGAGTTTTTTGTAATTGATAGTAGAATGAAAATAAAAGTAAAAGGCAATTTAAGCAGATATGAAAAAGCCTCTAAAATAAGTGAGGAGCTATCAAGGATATGCCAGTTAAATGAAATAACAATAGTTTTAATTAATCAATTAAGTGAAGAAAGCCAGAGAACAGGAACTCCTAATCTTAAAGAAAGTGGAGACCAGATTTATGACGCAGATATGGTGTGGTTTTTATTAAAACCTATAAAATCAAAGGCAAAAAATGGTGAAATGGTTGAATTTGATAATTCATATAGGCGTTTCATTATGTATAAAAACAGATTTGATGAAACAGGGAACGGGCATTATAAAGTTGACATTTTAAAACACGAAATAGTGCCAAGTGCAAGTGTAGCAAAGGTTATAGAAATAGAAAAACCGCAAATAGATATGCCAGAAATTTAATTTAAAGGAGACAAAATGTATAGTAGAGTAGTAATAGCAGGAAATGCAGTAGATAATCCAAAAGTAATTCAAACGCAAGGTGGAAAATTAATAGCAACCTTTAATGTTGCGATAAATAAACACGGAAAAGACGCAAATGGGCAACCTACACAAAAAACTACATTTATAGAAGTAGTAGCTTTTGGCAGGCTTGCCGAGATAGCAAGAAATTATGTGTTTAAAGGCGACAAAATAATGGTTGATGGAGAATTAAATCAAGAGTTGTGGGTAGGTAAAGACGGGATTAAGAGAAGCAAGCATAATATTTTGTGTGACAAATTGGTATTAATTTCATCCAAGCCTAAAAATAGCAATTCAACTAATACGCAAGCACAACCTCAACCTAAGCCTCAAGCACAATCTTATAAGGAAGCAAGTTTAGAAGATATACCAGATGAGGACATTCCATTTTAAAGGATAAATAATGGCGAGTAAAAATGATGTAATAACATATTTAAAAGAGAAAATATTAGACGCAGGTTATAAAATCAAAACAGAATACTCTAAAGATTTAATCTGTTTAACTGCAGAGAGTGAAAAATACATCACTCCTCAAATATGTTCTAAATCAGAGCTTTTTGCATACGCTAAATTGTTTTATTACATATTTATCCAAAAAATTTTAAAAATTAAGTAAAAAAGTCTTGACAAATAGTTTTAAAAAATTATATAATTTTAAAGCCACAACCGATTGAGGTTGTGAGATGATTGAAAATAAAGGTGTTAGATGAATGTAGTGCCACTATCAAATGGTAGGTTTGAAGTTAGACACGAGCGAAGCAATAAAAAAGTTGCAGAGTTTAAAACTCTAAAAGAGGCTATTAAATTTGCTTTTGAGATGGAAAAAGCAAGATATGAAAAATACAAAAAGAACAAGGAGTAACAGATGAAAGTTATGACAAATAAAGAATATCGTGAAGCAGAAGGGATTAGTAGCACAGATTTAAAATATTTAGCAATAAGCCCTAAACATTATGAGGCATATAAAGAGGGATTGTTCACACAAGAAAATAATCAAAATTTTGTGTTTGGGGACGCATTTCATTCTCTTGTGTTAGAGCCAGATAGATTTGAAAAAGAATACGCAGTTGAGGACTTTGAGGGCTGTAATTTAAACAAGAACACTAAAGCGTATAAAGAAGCTAAGGCTAAATGGCTTGAAAGCGTAGGAGATAGAAAAATTTTGAGTAAATCTGAGTATGAAGAACTGCTTAAAATGAAAGCGGTGGTGGACAAATTAGCCTCTCCACTTTTTAAAGGTGGTAAGGCAGAGCTAAGCTTCTTTGAAACAGACAGACACGGCATTGTTAGAAAATGTAGACCTGACTACTACAATGAAGAATTAGGTTTGGTTGTGGATTTAAAAACTACAAGTGCAAGAAGTGATGAGGAATTTCAAAAGGCTTTATGGAACTTCAAATACCATTGGCAACAATATTGGTATAGTGAAGTCCTTAAACTTGCAGGAAAACCCGTAAATAGCTTTGTATTTGTGGTTGTAAGCAAATCGCCAGAGCATTTGGCTTGGGTAGTAGAATTAGAGCCAGAATGGCTTGAGATAGCAGAAAAAGAGGTAGAGGAAGTTATTAATGAGTATGTAAGATACTTGCAATCTGGTGTAACAAATGTGGTTAAAAAAATTTCATTACCTTATTGGGTGAAAGGATAAAAAATGATTGATATAGAAAAAATAAGAGAAATGTTTGATAAATTAATGAATTACGATTTTTATAACGAAATATCATTAAAAGTATCAAAAAGATTAATGGCTGGAGATATTAATTTTACAGATGAAGAAAAGATATTTATTGTAGCCTCAAGTCTTGCTATTAGCAAAAAAAACTTAACATTAGATATGATGTTTGTAGGTATAGGAACAATGCTGGATATAACTGAAAAGCCTATGTCTAAAGAATTGCTTATTTATAATATAGTTAACGCTTTAGATAATCAAGCTCTTATGTTGCTTGAAGTTGCTAAAAAAATTGCTGTATGCGGATTAGGAGAAGAAGATGATGATTGATATTGAAGATGTAAAAAAATATAAAAAAAGTTTTTTAAATAAAGAGCATTATTTTAAAGTAAGTGAAGAAATTTTAAAAAAAATAAAAAATAATGATTTTAATTTTACTGACGAAGAGAAAACTCTAATAATTATAGAAGCTCTTTCTCTTCGTGATGACCACCCGCTTATAGATTTCAATTTAATTTGTGCATTAAATATGTTTAACCTTGTATTTTTTAAAGGCAATAAAGATGAATTAATTTACAAACTTGTAAATTCTTTAGAAAACCAAGTATTTTTTATTTTAAAAACAACTATTTTACAATCATTAGGCGGTATGGAAGAGGTTATTTTATCAGAATTATTAAATAAAGAAAAAAGGAGAATAAATGGCAAATAATACTGCAGTAACACCAAGAGAACAAAAAGTAAAAGCTCTCTTAGCACAAGCACACAAACAAATTAAAAGCATTCTAACAGATGAGAAAAAAGCTAATCGTTTTACTGCTATGGCTTTAACTATTGCTAATAGTAAAGAATTAAGCGAATGCACAGAGGAAAGCATTGTAGAAGCTCTTATGGGTGTAGCAATGTTAAACCTAAGCCCTGACAAGAATTTGGGTCAGGCTTATGTAGTGCCTTATGGGACTAAAAATGGAAAAGTAGCCCAACTACAAATAGGATATAAAGGTTATATTTCTATTCTTGACAGGAGTGGGTATTCAGTGAAAGCATTTCCTGTTTACGATGTAGATGAGTTTGCAGTTGAGGTAAGTCCTGATGGGTGGGACGAAACAATACATTTTAAGCCAAACTTTGAAGAGAGAGATGAGGGTAATCCTAAATGGGAATGGGAACATTTGAAATATGTAGTAGCACTTGCAAAAGATAAAAGAACAGGAGAAATTTACAAATTAGTTATGAACAAAAAACAAATCGATAAAATCAGGAGAATGAGTGCAAGTCAAAAGGTATACGATAGCAAAACTAAAAAATATTTAATTACTGATGAGCCTATTTACATTTGGGCAGATTTCCCTATAGAAATGGCTCTTAAAACTGCTATTAAGAAGTTGGCTAAAACACTACCTCTTGATGAATTTGGGGCTAAAGCTATTGCTATTGAAGACCTAAACGAAGCAGGAAAAAGAATTGATTATGCTAAAACTCAAGAAGTTGGAGTGATAGTTGAAGCAGACACTTTAGAAAGCGGAAGCGGTAATGCTTCTGAAAAACCAGACTTGAATAAAATGTTGTCAGGAGCGTAAGATGGAAAAGATTACTATAAGCGAGTTAGCAAGGCTTCTTGGATTTAAGATACCGCAGACGCTTTTTGCTATGGAAAAGAGCGGTAAATTTAATCCTGATAAAAACCTGATGGGTAAAGTTATATTGAAAGATGAGTTTCTAAAATACTGCAAAGAGGGATATCAACCTCTTTATTGGAACTCATACATAGAGAAAAAACATTCTGGTGAAGTAGAGGAAGTTGTAGCAATAGTTGACTTTTATGATATACCTGTAGTATTTATTAAACCAAAAGAAAGGAGTTAGAAATGGAAAATAAAATCACTACATTAGAAGAAATGAGAGAACTATTAAGAGAAGCAACTCACGACGCAGACATTTTGCTTGATAAAAAATACACAAAAGCAAGAGCTAAAAGATTAAGAGCAAAACTTGATAAGATAGCTAATCTTAAAATTCAGTTAAGAAAAGAGATGTTAGCATTTGAAAGAGGAGAATAAAATGAAGCAGAGAGAGTTTATCCTCTCTCGTCTTAAAGAAAATGGAGAGGTTACACGCAATGAATGTTTAAGAAACTATATAAGCAGATTAGCTTCAAGAATACACGAATTGAGAGAAGAGGGTTTTGAGTTTGAAACTTTTTATAGACCTGTGTTAGACGATGATGGAAATAAAATAGGTCAAGATTATGTTTATAAAGTAATAAAAACACCAAAGGAGTTTAAATGGAAGTAGTAAAAAGAATAATTTGCTGGGGAGAAAGTGTAGAGTTATTTGAAAAAAGCAATATTGACGCACAATCAATTAAATTTATAGAAGAGCAAGGAGAATTAGCAACTGCCTTTAGGAAAAATTTAAAAGGAGATGTGTTAGATAGTTTTGGAGATATTATAGTTGTAGCAATTATGCTTTTAAAAATGCAAGGAGCTACTGATGAAGAAATAATCAATAATTTTAACTATGGTGTTAAACACCCTTATTTGTGGATGGATGACAATTTAACCAAAGATTTGAGATATTTCTTTGCAGATTGTGCAAACTTTTATAAAGACATACACGCATACAATGGAAGAAGAGCATTTGCCCCATTTAGAAATATGGTAGCAGGAGCTAATACATTTATAGAAATATATACAAAAACAGAATATACACTTAATAAAGTGTTAAAAAATGTATCTGATATAATCCATTCACGGGTAAAAGGAATAGAAGTAGATGAAAGAGGTTTTGCAATTAAGGCAGAAGACAGGGCTTAACATTTGCCCTTTTTGCCGAAGTTTCTTGCAAAATTAGCTCTTTTTCTTGTTTTAGGATTTTTAGATTTAAGCCCTTTATTAATACACCCGCAAGTTACCCCTTTGTAACCTTGTTTTTTACAATACTCAGTGAATTTTCCTTTGTTTTTAGGGTTGATTTTTATGTTTGTTTTTTTAGCAGTTGATTTAGCTCTTGCCATTTTAAATCCTTTCAATTTTTATTAATATAATCTTCTACTTTTTTAACCAATGCTTTAACTCTATTAGGAGTTTGGTGATACCATCTGCTATCATACATCTCTTTTATCATTCCATTCCAATCTTGATTTTCAATAGTTTGCCACATTCTTTTAAATAACATAAGTTTAGGAACACCTAATTGATATCCCATCTCTGCTAATACTTCTTGTATCTCTTCTGGTAAATCTACAAAAAATGGTTTATGTTCTATAATTTCTTGAATAGCGTTATCAAGTCTATGTTTTAGTAGCATAGTTGCCTCTTCTTCACTTATAGGAAGCAATGTGCCGTATCCTATCGTAGGGAAGCCTCTGTTATCTTCATAAGGCATTCCTCTAAATCCCTCTCTTTTTTTAATTCCCTCAATTAATCTTTGGTAATCCATCTCCACCCCTTCCTTTAAAATAAGATATTAAAGTATCAAGCTTACTATCTATTTTTTGCAGTTCCAATCTGAGTTCCATTTTTGATACATATTTTTCATCTGCACTTCTAATATCTAAAAAATTATTCATTCTTACTTGGCATTCATTATGTTTTGAATTACACCCCTCTTTCATTAAATCTAATTCTTTTTTTACTTCTATATACTTACCCTCAATTTTTCTTTCCATATCTTCAATTTTTTGTTTTTTAGTTTTTATTTTACTATCTAACGCTTCAATCTCTTTTTCAAACACTTCTTTAAATTTCTCAAAGAACAATGAGTGCTTTTCGTCCAACCTCTCTATTAGAGCTTTATTTAGTTTCCCTTGAGTTTCAATTTTCCAAATAAAATATCCGCCACCTAAAATTAAAGCTCCAAATTTTACAACTTCCATAAATTCTGTCATTTTTTACTCCTATCAGTGTAAATCTTGAACTTTTTTAGTTTTTTCGTATGTTCTCATACCAGCTAAACCAAGCATTGCTATGACTAAATTCATTAATAATCCTATATCTAAATCAGGTAAAGGATAATTTACTTTAAAAACAGCAAAAAATGAATGAAGAAATGGAGCTACTACAAATGTATATGCTAAAGCAATTCCACCTGTCCAACCAATAAAAGGTCGCCAACCTGCTACAAACCAATTCGGATTTTGTGCTTCAGCTTTATTGATTTCAATTTGACCCATTTTAAGAGCTTGTTCTAACTGAGATAATTTAAGTTCAATCTCCGCTTTTTTATTAGGGTCTTCTATAGCTTTTCCTGTAATAGCTTCTCTAACATCTTTAAATAAATTTCCAATATCTCCTACTGAAAAATCTATAAGCCCCATTTAATATCCTTTTTATGGTGATTTAAAAAATTGTATTTAAAATAAAAAGAAAAAAGAATTACTTAATGTCACTTTTTCTTTTTTCTTTTTAACTCATTTCTTAAAACTCTCTGGTCGTAAGACAGAGTGTTGATACCTGTTGCTAATTTAAGTATATTTTGTAAGAAATTTCTATCTTTATATAACTGCACTCCTTTCTTTTTTTGCTTAGGATATAGTGCTTTTTTAACTATAGGGTCAATAAATGTATCATAAGCCTGTTGCAAGGTAGCAGGAACAGGAGCATAGCTTTCTGTGTAATATTTAGCAGTATCATATATTTGTCTTGCCTTAGGTCTGCTATCATAAGTAATAGGTCTTCCGTTATACATCTTTACTCCTTGCAAAGCAAAGAAAAGAGACGGAGTAATACCACTAAATGTTTGTTGAGCCTGTCCTACCCAAGCTTTTGGAGATAAAGGATTTACCATAAGTTGAGGTAATAGCCTGTCTATTTTTAAAGTGTGTATTGTGTTTCCATCTGCCCCTATTCCCATTCTAATAAATGACATATTAGATGGCTTAGTCTCATCTGCAGGGTTTATATCTGCTAATGGAGACACTTTACCATTAGTTAGTGCATATTGAAGCCCCTCTATTAAAGCAATAGTTCCTAATAGTTTTTTCATAGCAGGATTTGTTAGCCCTTTTAAAGCCTGTTTAGCGTTTTTATTTTTTATACCTAAAGCAATATCTTTAAATGTATATCTTACTAAATTAGGCAATACATAATAACTCCAAGAAATAAAAGGAGAAATAGCACTATCTCTCAAAAATCTAATACCTGCAGGTAAAGATTTAGAGTAGTCAGGCATAAATAGCGTTACCATATCTTTTGCGTCTTGAGGGCTATATCCTTGCTCTCTAAGGGCTTTATACATCGCAAACTTTCCTATATTATCTTCTGCTTGATATAGCTCAGTAGCTTTATTTGCTACTTTTCCTAATACGCCTTTACCGCCTATAAGATTTTCTGCACTATCTTCTTTCCTGCCATAGTCTAATACATCTTGTAACATAGAAGTGTCAAGCAGACCCATATTTTTAGCTTCTTTTACATATTGTAACTTGTTTTGTAGCTCTCTCATTTTTTCAAGGTCTTGCTCTGTAGCTTCTCCTTTTAAGAATTTTAACTCAAGGTCTTTTAGTTTTTTGGCTTCTTTTAAATCTTTAAATGCTTGAGTAAAATATTTTGGAACATCTTTTAAAGGCATACCTGCATAGTTTGCTAAAGCAAGGTTATTTACAAAGTTATTAAAATGAGCAGAAGTATTATAAATTGTTTTAGATTTTTTCCAAGCAGTTAAATATTTTCTCCAAATTTCACTTATCTTATTATCATCAAAAATCTGCTTATGTAAATACTTAATATCATCTGCAACATCTTTTCTAACCATTTTCCCCGCTAATGCTCCATAACTCTCATTGTTAGGAAGTTTTACATATCCTTGTGTTTGCAATTCAGCTTCTGCTTTTTTTAGGTCATTTGTCCCCATTTGTTTTGCAAACTCTTTTAAGTCAATAGTAGCACCCTCAATATTAGATACATTTTCAAAAAAATCTTTAAGAACTTTCATAGAGTTTAATCTCATTAATGTTAGAGGCAACACAACATCAGCGTCTTTAATTTGCCCCATTTTATTTCTTTCCTCAGGCGTCCAGTCTCTTTTTACTTTATAGAAGCCTTTTTTATTTGCTAAAGGCACTATTTCTATACCCCCATCAATAAGAGGTTTGCCTATCATTTCAGGATTTATTTCCCCGTTTTTAATAGCTTCTTGCAATTCTTTTTCAGACATAGTTTTTACTAATCCTCTTTCTCCTTTAGGCGAATATATTTTATCTTTTGCAGATTTAGTAAATAAATTTTTAACTCTTCCAAACCCTAATTTATCTTCATAAAGCCTTGCTACATAATTAATTCCATATTTATCTATGTATTCAGGGCTAAAACCTGCTTCTTTTAGCTCATCTTGAATAGATTTAATTGTGTTTTTGAAGAAATCTCCAAGCTCTCTTACCTCTGGTGAATACTCTTTTCCTTTTACATTTTCTATATAATCAATTACATCTTTTCTTGCTTCCTCAGGCAATTCTTTTAACAATAAATGTAAATTTTCAAGTTTTTCGTTGTATCTATTTTGTGCAGATTTCATCTCTGAAAATGCTTTTTGATATTCTCCGCTTCTTGTATCAGTAAATAATCTCCTTAAAGTCCCCCAAAATGTGCTTTGGTCTATATCTTTCCACTCTTTATTTCTTGTAGCGTCTAAATATTCTTTAAGGTATTCATAAGGGTTGCGTTTATTAGTGTTTGTCTTACCAAAAAAAGCTCCAGCTACAGGCTTATTACCTGTATCAGTTGTAGCAAGTGTTTTAAGTTTTTCATAAGTTTTAGGTGCGGTCTTTTCTAAAACTTTAAGAGCCTCTGGTGTTAACATTCCTACACCGAAACCTTTTAAGAAAGCATTAATTCTTTCTTCATCTGTTACATATCCATCATTGTTTTCATCAGCATTTTCTAAAGCGTTGTAAGTCCCGCCAAGCATTCCGCCAGCAAGTCTTTGATTAGCGTTAGCAAATAGGTAACTTGCACCTATACTCGAAGCTCTTTCATTATCAATATTAGCTAATTTGTTAGCAATATCATTTACAAAAGCTTCATCGTTTACTTTAGGTAAAAGCTCCTCAATAGTATCATAATCTCCGTCTTCCATCGCTTTTAAAATTGAAGCTTTAATGTCTAAATCTTTTTCATTTAAAGCCTCTGGGTTTGCTTTATAGCTATTAAACAATCTTTCTGTTTCGTATCTTAAATCTTCTCTAAGTTTATCTAAATCATCTTTAGTAGGTTTTCCTTTTAAAATTCTATCTACTGAAGCTTTAGATAATCTATATTCACTTACATAATTAGGCTCGTAAGAAGCAGGAATATATTTGTCTTCCCAAGAATTTATGTATCTTGGAGATACTAATTTTCTTGAATACCTTTTGTCTTTAGCTTTCACATCTTTTAAATTTTCAATAATGTCATTATAAAAAGGGTGTTGTTGTAATTCCTCTAATGATAATTTAGAATAGTCTTTATCTCTCCATTCTTCTAATGGATGTTTTTCTTTTTGCAAAATACTAACTGCGTCTTCTGGTATACTTTCCGAAGCAACCATTGTAACAGGAGCAATTTCTTTAGTAGCTTCAGCTTCAATAGGTTTTTCATTAGGAATAATGTCAATTTTTTTAGCTTCTTCTTTTGTTAGTCCAAAAGCCTCAGGATTTTTTTTAATCGCTTCTTTAATTTTTATTATTCTATCTTTGTCCCCATTTGCTACGCTATCGTGTAACTCTTCAGCAACCTTTGGATTTTTTTTAAAAATTTTACCAAATAGAGCTTCACCGCCTCTAAATGCTACATTCCCAAGTCCACCTAAGGCAACTGCAGTTATCACTCTGTTTCTTTTTTCTTCGGGTGACAAGTCATCTCTACCAGCTACAGATAAACTTTGCTCTGCTCCTGCTATAGCTCCACCAGCTACACCTGATTTTATAGCGTCTGCTAAAAGTTTGCCTTTATTAAAATAACCTGCAGGCAATGCTAAAGTAGGATTTAATACTTCTCCTACAAAATGTGCAGTTGGATGGTCTTGGGTTTGAATGTTGTTAATATGCCCTTGAGCGTTCCAATATTCTCTATTATCGTGAAAAAATTTTTTAGCACTATCTAAACCTAACGCACCTGTAATTTTTTCTCCAGCCCAATTTACACCGCTTGCTAAATCATCAAATGTTTTAGTCCAACCTTTAAAAAAAGAGCCTATAGTTCCTGTTTTATCCTCTTTGTCTGTGTAAATAGATTGAGTGCTTTTTAAAATATTATCGTTTACATATCCTTTATAATAAGGAACTCTAACTTTTTTAGCAGTAATTTGTTGATTATTTTGCAATATACTTGTTGTTCCATCAGGTAATTTATCTATTTTTTTCATAAATAGCTCCTATTACATTTGAAATACACTGCCATCATTTGCTATAAAATAAATATTCCCTTGCTTATCTTTCCTTATATCAACTATATTTATACCATTTTTTTCAAAATTTTGTTTAACCTTTAAAATATCTTCTGGTATTGTAGCAGTTTGTTTTTCTTGCGAATTTTGAGGTTGATTGCTTTGTTGCGGTTGAGTTTCATATTGTTGCTCTCCTATATTAAATCCTGTCATTGTGTCGCTAAATATACCATTGTCAACTTTTGGTTGAGGTAATTTCCCTGTTTGTAAATAATATTGATATGCTTTATTTATTTCATCAGGATTTTTAATATCAATATCACCATATCCTAAATCATTATATGTTTCTTGCACAGATTTCCACCAAGTTGCAGGGTCAGGATATTTTTTAAGTCTTGCTTGATATTCTACCTGTGCTATTTTTTCTTGTGGATTTTGTATTCCAAGTTTTTTAAGTTCAAGTTCTGCGTCTTTTCTCTTTAAAAGCCCTTGAAAATATTTGTTCATAATATCGTTGTATTGCTCTTTTACTTTTAATAAATTATTGCTCATTTGTTGTTCTGTCTGTGATTTTGCGTTAGCAATTTGCTTATCAGCATTAGTTTGCATTTGCGTTCTCAGTAAATTGCCTAATACATTAGATAAAGCCATATTGTATTTCATTTGATTTTTTGCATTTATATTTGATATAACCTGATTATACCAATCGTTACCTAATACATTCTTAGCAGTTATAGGCTTTAAATTAGGTCTATTAGTAACTAAACTTTTTAACATACCTAAATATCCATTAGCTCCTTGATTTACGCCATTAAAAGCTTGCATAGGAGCAGTTGCATTGTAAGCAGTCGTTTTTGTCGCAGGATTAGGAGCTATCTTTTGAATATATTTCTGTATATCTGTTTGTGACGGAGCAGATTGTAACTCGTTAGAAACATTGTTAAGTTTATTAGTTTGTGCATTGTTACCTAAATTTTTTACTAATGAGTTTAAATCAAATGAAAAAGCCATAATATCTCCTTTATTTATAAAATGCAAAGCCGTATGCTCTCAATTCGGCTTGGTCTGTATCAGAATTATACTTAAGATTTAATTTACCAAAAATACCAACTAAACCATTTTCTCTTCTATTAAACCAAAATCTTTCTGTGTTTTCACTAAGAATACTATTGAGAGTGTCAATCTCATCTTGTGATGTTAACTCAAACCAATTAGAAAAATCCCAAGTCCAATAATATTTATCTGTTTTAGCATTATACATAAAATCTCCGTATTCACCTAAACAAAACCATTCACCCTCTGTATTCTTAAAATCTTTGTATTTTATAGGCATTTTTGTAATCCAAAAATCATTATATTTTTTATAAACATAATGGTAAACATCTGCTTTTGTATGTTCTCCATAAACTTTAAAATAATCTTTATAATACCCAAATTTAATTCTTGATGTCATCTCACCTATATCTGAGTTAATAATGCTAACTTTTATAGTTTTATCTTTTATATTTCTAATAAACTTGTATGATTGAGTATGATTTTTTCTCAAATAATAAACACCATCTATTATTGTGCCATCACCAAATCTTGTAGTGTTTGATATTCCATAATCATCACTAAAGTCTGTGTCTGTATTAAAATTATTAATACCATCTGCTCCTATAACTTTCCATTCATTACCATCTGCGTCATAAATCTTATTGTCTTTTATCCACAACCCCCAGCTACCCATTGAATGTAAATTATAACTATTGCTAAATTGAATAATTTTGTATGTTCCTTTGTCTAAGTTAAATACAAAAAATCTATAATCATTATCTCCAAATTTAAGAACAAATAATGCTCCACCTTTAAAAGAAAGTGTAGCTACTATGTTAGCATAATATTTTACTCCATCTAAAAGAGTTATATCTTTCCCATTTATTGTAAGAAGATGAAAACCTGTAATATAGTCTTTATTATCTTCTGTTGTAGTAGTGACAAAAAATTTACCTTGATTTTCTCCCCAAAGATAATACAAAGATATATCTTTATAAGACATAACATCTTTAGGAAAAGTAGCTATGACAATTCCATTATCTCCTGTAGTGTTCCAATTTTTATATAATAATGGCGGATAATACACATATTCTATACCGCCTTGTGCTATTTCTTGATATACAGGCAAATAAACCATTTGCTTTATTTGGTCTAATGTATAAGCCATTCCATCATCAGTTTTAACATAGCTTCTAATATCAGTAGCTCTTTTAGTTACATTTTCTACAAATTTATGGTTATTGTTAAATTCTTGATACCTGTTAGACAAAGGTTGCCCTGATAAAAGAGTTATAGTAAGAGCAGTTACAAAAGTTCCGTTAATCAGCTCTTTCATCATTAAGTCCTTGTCCTCATACGGCACAGGATAAGGAATTTTGTAATCCTGATACCTCATTTTTTATTCCTTATTATACATCATTTATAGCTTTATTTTCAAGGACTACAAATTCCCCACTTCCAATATATAAAATTTTTATGTATGTAAGTGTAGTGTTTGTATCGCTTGACCCACTACCATCTGCTATGGTTGTATCACCTACATAAGTTATCTTCCCGCCATCATCATCTAAAGTTGCTTTATTAGTATTATACATTGCTACATTAATATTGTAAGTTTGTCCAACTACTCCATAATCGCCATTATCATCAGCTTTCCATTTAAGAGTAACATCTCCATCATCTTGAGGATATATTAGAAAATTTGTATAAGTAAATCCATCTAATGTTATATCTCCAGTTGCTTCACTATAAAAAGGAGTTGAAGTTCCACCGCCAGATGGTGCGTCAACTAATTCATAAGCGTCACCATTAGAATTTACAGCTAAATATTTTCCAGCAGTAAGCGTAGTAGGCATATCTGACAAATCAGTTGTTTTTGTAGGAATTTTTACTTGCTTAAACGCAAGACCATTTGCACTTGAATTTACAACCACAAAAGCATTAGCGTCTGCACTTCCATAAGAACTCGGAGTATCGCTTAAATCAGTAAAAGTTGAAGCTCCACCGCTTCCATCTCCAGATGGTGGGTCAATAAAAGCAAGACCATTTTCACTATTATTTACTGCTACAATTTTACCTTTCATTCCGCTATAAGTAGATGGAGTATCTTGTAATGCTATAAATTGAGTATCAGAGCAAGGAGTTCCATCTTTACCTACAAACCTAATGCCTGCAGTCCAATCTCCTGTATCTGGTCTCTTAAATGAAATATAAACATCTCCATCTTGATAATTATCGTGCCAATTTTCATTATCCGCACTAAACCTAATAGCAGTGTAAGTATTACTCTCTGCAGTAGTGCCATTTAAAATTGATTGAATTATGTTTTTATAAGCATTATTGTAATTCATAATAATCAAATTAGATTTTTGCCCGTAAGGACTAAATCCGTCCCACAAATTAGCTAAAGTATCAAATATTACAGCATAAGCTAAAGCGTCATCTATATCTAATTGTTGCGTATCTTTATTGTCATCAGTTACAGGCTCTGGTGCTTTAGGAACTCTTACGAATTTTTTAGTAGTAACCATTTTTAATACACTTGCAGTTGAAGTATCACTATCCTCAAGTAAAGATATAGGAATAGTTTGAAGTGCTACATTTACTAAAGATATTCCGAGTTGAAATATTACATCATCATCGCTAATCAAAAGCAAAGGACTGCTTTTATATCCTGTTACATTTCCATTATCATCTTTAATTTGATTGTCTGGGTTTTCTTTATATTCTTCTACAGCTTTATTTATGATTTTGTCACATATTTCAAGAGCTTTTGCTACTAACATTTATTCTCCTTTTTTATAATGATTGAGCTTGAATTGAAGCTATTTTTAATTGTGTTTCACATTTACATCTTTCAATATCTTTATTAACATCAAGAGCTTTTAATACTGCGGTTGCTTGTTGGTCTTTTAAATTTCTCTCTGAATTTGTTAAGTCTTTTTGATAATCAAGCAACTCTTCCTCTTTTTTCACCTTGTTAAGATTTTCTTTTGCTAAGTCAGTATTAGCTTTAACTAAATCCTGATTAAATTGCTCTGTTACACCTTGTTGATTTACTAAGAATGCTTTAGCATTTTCTGTTTGTGCTTGTGCATTAATTAAAGGAATTTGTGCCTGTTTAATCTGCAATTCTTCTTGAGATATTTTTACTTGCATTTGTTTTAATTGTATTTCAGCAGAAATATTATCTAATTGTTTTTTTTCTACTTCTAACTGAGCTTTTTTAACTTCTATTTCTTCAGCAGTTAACTCTGCTTGTTTGTTTTTGATTTGTATATCAGCTTGAATACTATCAACTTGTGCAGGATATAAATGCTCAACCTTATATTTTACTTCTGCAAGTTCTCCAGCAACTTTATTTTTATTTATCTCATCTTGAGCTTTCATACTTGCTATTTGTTGGTCTTTTACTTCTAAATCTTTTTGAGATTGAGCCTGTTTTATAGCGTCATCATTTTGCATAGAAGCTATTTCTTGTGCCACTTTATCCTTTTGTAAACTAATTTGAGTAGCACTATTTATAGCATTTGTAATAGAATTAGTAACAACTTGAGTTAAAAATTGAGCATAAACCTGTGCTTTTTCATTGTCAGAAATAGAAGTATTTTGCTCTAAATAAGTTTTTAATTTAGCTTCTGCTCCATCTACAATAGAGCCTTGTGCTAAAGCAACTTTATTAAGCGTATCGGTTACTAAGTCTAAAAATTCTTGCTTATCAAATCCAGCCATTATAACTCCTTGATTTCATACTCTGGCATTGTTGCACTTATACTAACATCACCTATATCAGTCTGTGGCAATGTTATCTCTGGCAAACTTACATCGTTAAGCGATACATTACCTATATCAGCTTCAAAACTGCCCTCTCTTTTTTGAATTATATCATATCGCATTTTAAAATCCCATTTTTGCAAAATAATTTGCTTATTATTAAACTCTAATACTATATCCTCTTTATCATAGGTTGTATAAAAGAATTTACTAACTATATTAGCCATATATCCTGTTTTAGTTACTTCATAGTTAACATTATACATTTTATATGGTAAATCATATCCGCTTTTATAACTAACGCATACTACACCATATACATATCCTATTTTTTTAATAACAGGAACATCATTAATCGTAGCCAATAAAAAGCCATTAAAAGCAGGTGCAATAGCCTTAACGATATTAAATGGAGATTTACTATCTATTTCATAATTGTCAATAGAAATATATTCTTTTGTAGCAGAATTAAAAGCATATAGCTCTATTGACTTAATCTCATTTGTAAGAGCATAGAGGGAAAACTCTCTCCCTCTTGCTATGTTTGTAGTATCTACTCTTAAAGTTGTCATTATACCGCCACAGCAGTTGTATCTCCATCTGGTGCGTCAGCGTCATAATGAGTAGAATTATCTACAATAGTTACTCTTTCTTCAATAAACACATTATGTGTTGGAGCATAAATCATTAAGATATAGTCTCCAGTGTTTGGAATTGAAATATCAGGTGTTTTGTAAATACCTGTGTTACCAACTTGAGCTAATATACTTCCAGCAGTTACAGCTACTTTAATAGGAGTTTTAAGGTATGCTTTTCCGTTAATAACCTTAAGCACCATAACATACATTCCGTCCGCATATTTAATTACATCTCCAGCTTGGATTGTTGTAGTAGGGTTTCCATTATCATCTTTATCATCTGGGTCAAAATGAAGCACTTTACTACCAGCAGGTGCATACAAAGATACTTTAATTTGTCTTGGATTATCGATAGTTCTAACAAACTCTGTGCAACCGCCAGCTACTTCAGTAACTTGTGTTAAATCATTTGCAGGTGCGTATGATACATTAAATTCATCTGCACTTGCACCAAGCAAAGTTCCTTTAGTGGTAACATCTAAATTAAACACTTGATTTACATTCTTTTGAAACATTTTCTCTCCTTGTTAATAGGATTTTGCAATTATATCATAGAAAAAAGAAAAGGAAGAAGCAAGAAAAAGGTGTCGTTAGAAAGATAGTTTTATTTTATCGTTTTTAGCGTATGTAACTCTTGCAGGTAAATATCCAATTACAGGAACTTCATAAAATTCTCCATTTACGCCTTTACTTATTAATAAGTTGTCTTTTTGCATATTTTGCATAAAGAAGTCAATAGCCTCTATAATTTCTTTAACTTCCTGATTTGTTTCTCCACAAGTTTTTTTTGCGTGAGTTCCATCGCAGTCATAACATTTGTATCCTGAAGTTACACTATGCCACTTCCCGTTACTATCTTGCCAAATAGGCACTCCTATTTTCATAGCATTTGTAAATACATTTTGTGCGTCTTGATACCATCTACATTGACAGCTTCTGACAAATGCAGTTCTATATTGAGGGTCTTGTTTTACACTTTTTAGTCCAAACCCACCCCAAGCATTTTGTTGATTACTGCAGTATGTATGTGCCTTGTCGTAATTTGAATATGCACATCCAATGTCCAAATATCTTTTTTGAGCTAATATAGGAGTATTGTTTAAACAGCCAGCATTTAATGATTTAACCTCAGTCCAATATACGCCTATATCTTTTCCGCTTCCTACTAAATCGTTGTCCTTATAAACTTCCCCATCATTTGTTAGTATTAAAAATTTATCATTACCATCATTATCTCTAAACAAAATAGCCTTTTTAACCCCATCACTCAAGAATGTAATATCTAATGTTTTTTGACCTTTATTTGTATGTGCCAATAAATACAATGTCAATTCACTACTATCAGTAGAATTAAGTGCATTATCATAGTCTGACTTCTTAAACGCTAAAAAAGTTGCATAAACAGGGTTTGGATAAGCAGTAATTCCTATCCAATTATCATCTATTTTAAAAGGTTTAATAACTGGTGCAGTTCCGCTTCCTGTTTTTACTGAATAATCATCTTCATATTCTTCAAAATATAAACTACCTTTACCATTGTAAACACCCTCTACTATAACTGAGCAATTTTCTGAAATTTTTTTACCTACTGCCATTTTGTTTTTGCTAACTACTTCATATTTAGAGGTATCTGAAATTTTGTATGGAACTCTTGATAAAATAACTTCATACAAGTCTCCGTTTTCAAGTTTAACATAAATACTTCTTTCGTCTGCACTCAATAAAGCAAGAGGTTTATGTGTCCATTCAAAAACTCCATCAGCGATAGAGGCAATAGGTTTCTTTCTTATTATTTGTGAAACATTGTATTTAAAAGTTATTTCATCAGCCCAATTAACATCATTTTCATCTGGTCTCTCATAAGTTTTTTCAGTTGAAATTTTTATTTTATTTCCATCAGGGATTAAAGACATAAATAAAAATCCATCAGTTAAATTCCCAAAAAACACATTTCCTATAATAAAGTTCTTCTGAGCTAATCCACCTGAATTTACTAATCTTCCGAGCATTAATATTTTATTAGACATATTGTCTCCTTAACTAAAAAGTTTAACAACTAAATTCTCATTCATAACAACTCCACCATCAAAATTATAAGTTGGGCTTGAAGCTATAAAAGAATTGTTTTTATCAAACTCAGGAATAGTTAAATCATACTCATTCCCGTAATCATCTTTAAATTTCTTTTTTATTATTTTAACAGACTGAGGCATAAACGCCCATCTACCAGAAAGTTTAGAAAGGGAATTTGGTAATATTCCTTTCCTTACATTTGCTTTTCCTGTTACAGCTCTCACATATTTTTTTGGCATTGTTCTTCTGTTTATGACAAGTTTAGCGTTCCCAAGTTGTGCAATTATATATCTACTTCTTTTTTTATATCTCACTACTAAAGTATCTCCATCCCATTTATATTCATAACTTGCAGTAACCATCACACTTCTCCTTTTGGAATTATTTGACCATCAATAATGATTGAATTTGCAGGTTTTTCATTTTCATTTTTTAGCTTAATTAAAGGTTTTATCCTTACTTCAACCCAATCATCATCTAATTCTTTAACAGATTGAACATCAAATATTGCATAATCAGCTCTATCAAATTTTTGTATTTCTTGAAGTTTAATGCCACCATAGTTATAGTCTTTTGGTGATACACTTTTACAAGCATATACTTCACAATCATCATTTCCGTTTAAACAATCTCCATTACAAGAATAAAATCCATCAATCACTCTTAAATAAGAGAAATCTGTGACTTCTTCATTCTCTCCATTGCAATTAATTTTATAGACTTTTTTGTATATATCCATACCACCAGTATACAACATAACATTAGGTGCAACTTCATTAAAATCACCTAATTTATAGTCTGTTATTGTGTATGTTTTTTCTTCTACTAATTTATCACTATTTTTATCATATTTTCTCACTCCTACTTGAATAGGTGTTTTATTAGGATAAACAAATATATCTCTCTCAAGAGTATAACTTTTATAATTTCCTTCTGCAAACCTATATGTATATTGTTCATCAGTAACTTCCTTAAATGAAAGAACTGCACCCCAATACGAAAGCGTAACATTACCAGTATTTAAGTCCCATTTTATAGTTCCAACATCTACCCATCCTACTTCGTCTATAACACAACAATCACTCAATATATCCATTATATCTAACCTACAACCTGAATAACCATTATCATTATATATAAACGCACCTAAATTGTTAGGTATATATACACTTTTGGTTACATTAGATGAAATAACATTGATTATTTTATCCGCTATTTTTAAACATCGTTGAAATTTTTCTTCATAACTTTTTGCGTGTTTATCATAATATTCCACAATGCCTTGATAATATTTATTAGGTATTTTATACTCAAAGCACCCATTAGTTGTAACATATTTATACATTCTTGGGTCTTTATGTGAAAAATACTCCTCTATTAGTTTATAAGCAAAGTCTTTATTGTATGTTTTTTCTATTCCATACCAATCATAATTATGTATATTAGGAATAAGTGTTCCATCTACAGAAGTATAGTCAACTTCAACTACAAATTTATCCATAAAACCTTTATTAAATGCAAAAAACATCGCTTCAAAAACATCTGGCAAAGATTGAGTTAATCTAACTTTAGGTATATTTGAGTTACACTTATAGTTATAGTCAGCAAATAAAGAAGCTAATCCTAATATTTGTTTATACGAAAAAGAAATTGTATGGTTGCCATAAAATTCTTTATCCGCATTAATTTCATCACTACCTATTTCTACAATTTTATCATCAACATATATGTTTACACAAAAGCCCTTATAGTAGCGTATTTGAACAATATTGTATTTACCGCTATTTACCACATTACTTACTAATTTATAATCATTAAAATCTTGTAAATCAACCCAATGAATTTTAGCAGTTTCTTTATTTTCATTATTGTCAGGTTGCTCTTCGTTCTTAAAATTATGCAACTCTGAAACATTTGGAGTGCTTGGAACTGGAACATTCACTATTACATATTTACAAAACTTAATCTCTAAATTATCATCATCTTTAAAATCATCATTTAATTTTTCATATATAGCTTTATTATTTTTAATGTAAACAACCCATTTATCTTTATTATCTTCTTTTTTATAAACTAAGAAAATATTGTCTCCAAGTTTAATATTTTCTTTTCTCTCTTTATAAATATCAATAGCTTTTTTTATGAAATCGTAAGGATACTCTTCAAAATTTACTCTTGTTTTTAAGTAGTATGAAAAAGTGTCACCACATATTTGCTTTTCTACTGCAACAAGAGCATTATCTATTTTAGGCTCATAAGGGTAATCAATATATGTTTTTACTTCTTGTTTCCAAGTATCATTCCAAGTATATCCCATAGACACAAATGTTACTACATTTTTCAAAAACCAATCAACTGGCATATTGTCTGGTAACTCCATATAGTTAGGATAAAGTAAAATATCATCTTCTTTAAAAGCAACTATTTTATATTTGTATTTTGTAGCAATATCTATAACATCTTTTATAATGTCATCAGAGAGAGAATTGCTAAAATATACAATATTATTATCAGTATCTATATAAAAAAATTCATTATTTACAGGTAAATTATATTTTAAGCAAATTTTAAGCATTTTTAAAGGAACTACATAAGTCCATCCCCCAATTTCTGGTCTTGCTCTCATATATCCTATATATTCATCTTTTAAATATATGATAATTGTTTTGTTGCTATCACCTACTTTAAATCTTTTTAAAAAATCAACTATTTTATCTTCACTTGAAAAATATAGGGTTACACTGCCATTGTATGTATTAAGCTTCTCAACTTTATCCTTTAAATCAAAATATACATCTCCTGCACACGCACCCCGATTTACAATAGGTAATTTTATAATTCCATCTATTTTACCTTTAGCTATTGTGTTTGGTTTCAAAGGTTTTAAAGTAGCACTTATTCCGTATTGAGTTCCACCATTATAAAAAATAACCCCGTTATCAAAACATACATTATCGTCACTTCCACCAACTATAGGCTCACACTCAGCTCTACCTGAAGCAGATGGAGAACAAGAAAAAATGTGTTTATCTCCCATTTTGTCTCCTTTGTTATTTTACATCAATTTCAACTTCATAGTCACCACATTTTAGATTATCTGGGACTTTATAAACTCCATAACTATTATTAACAAAACTAAATGTCTCTAATTCATACACCTCGTTTTTATCAGTTGAAACAAATTTTATTTCTATATTTGTGTTTTTAACCTTATTGTTAACAGCTTCATTTACTTTAGTTATAATAGCATTATCTACAACACTTTTCGCTACTTTAGAAGCTAAATCTCTTGAAATTTCTACTACATTATCCATTATTTTGCTTGCAGATAATAAAGGTATAAAATTATCTTTACTAATTACAAATATTGTGCTAACTTCAGGAACTACAAAATATGCAATATCATTATTGCTTAATCTATTCTCTTGAATGCTTTTAATTTTTTCTTCCCAATCTCCAATGCCGTTAGAGACGAAGTGTAAAATTTTACCCTTTTCTCCAGTTTTAACTCCAGTTAATAAATACCCCTCTGCGTAATTTATATCGCAATATGAAGCGTCAAAAACTCTCACATCAACTAAAGTTTCTTTTAATGTTTTTATATTATTATTATTATTATCATTATTATTATCATTATTATCATTATTATCATTATTATTATATTCACCTGTATTATTGCACTCATAAGCATACAAACAATCTTTAAAATTAGCCATTTTCTACTCCTTTTTTCATTACTACTGAGATATTAGGATTAAATTTCCATTTGCCTGTATCATTTTTGAAACTAAGTAAGACTATATATTCATCTTCTTTTGTAATTTTTGTATTCGGAATAAAAAATTTAAAATTGCCTTTAGATAATGAAATTACAAATGCTTGACAATCAGGAGGATAACTACTCATTTTAACTTCATTAAGTTTATCCCAATTTATTTTTATATTTACTATTTGTTTTTCAGATTTAAAAGAAGTAAGATTGTTTTCTAAAATAATGTCAGGGTCTAATGGGTGTATGTCTGATATATCCGCACCATACCAAGCAGTATATAACATAATAGGTGTGCATAAAAAATTCATATTCATTTGGTCGAATGTTAAAGGCTTTTCTCCCTTTTTTCTTAAATACATAATATCTCCTTATAATTCAAATTTTGATTTTTTATTAAATCTTTTAGTTACATAGCTCCAAATACCAGAAGCCATTCCATTTTCATCAAAGTTTAAATATATTTTACCATCGGCTTCACGAGGATTGAATTTAGTTTTGTCATATCTCGCAACTTTAACATCTTTTACAGGTTTGGCAAATTTTTCTGCACCAATGTAATTATAGTAGTAATTCTCAAAAGCTACAAAGTCTTTTTCAAATAAATTAAAGACTTCATATATAACTTTTCTCACTATGTTTGATTTGTAGTATTGAGGAGTATGAGTAGCATAAGAAAGTCCATAGTAGCCTTTAGCTTTTATCTCATTATAACCTTTTTTTAAAAATTGTTGATAAATTCTATTTCCCCAAACCCTAACTTTATTTAAGTCCTGCAAATAATAGACTTGCTTCAAATCTTCTGCAGTTATATTTTTAAGCAAATAAAAGTCATCATTAAATACTACAAACTCATCTACAATATTAGCCATAATATCAAATGCGTGTAAAGAGTTTTTATATCTCTTATCGCATTGTCCATAATAAATGTATCTTACATTTTTTAGATTAAGCCAAGATGGTTTGTAGCCAATTATAGTTACATCAAAATCTGTTTTCAAATGAATTTCAAGAGAGCGTAAGGAATATCTTAATTCTTCACATTCCCCTACACTTGATTTAATAAGGGGATAAAGGATATGGACTTTTTTGTCCATTATCCATTCCCGTCTGCACTACCTGATGTTGAAGCAGTATCTGCATTAGAGCTTGCACTTCCACTCGCACTACCTGAAGCAGAGCCACTATTAGAAGTAGTTGCGTCTCCACTGCCTGAAGCACTACCTGATGTTGAAGCTTCACCAGCAGAGCTCCCACTTGCAGAGGCACTACCAGTCCCACTATTAGATGTAGATTTAAGCTCATATCTATTATCTAAAATAGCAACTAATGCTTCAGCAACTTTTTCAATATCAATTAATTTGTTTCCATTATCATCAACTTTTACATAAGGCGATAGCATTGTAACGATAGAATTAACATTGCTTTCATTTGTAGCAATTCTTGCTTCTGCATTAGACATTCTTGTCTCAATAGAAGTAACGCCAAGCTTACCTTTTAATATACTAACAGAGGCGTCATCAAGCCCTGCTACAAATTGTGGAATTAAATCTGAAGCAAATGTTGCTTTATCAAAAGTAAAATTACCATTTTCATCTTTTTTAATATATGCACCAAGTGCTACATTAACTTCTCCGATTATTGTTTCAATTTGAGTTTTTGTATTGCCTAAATCTGTTTTAATATCATTTATAGCATTGTCATTAGCTTGTTTATATGCTTCAAATGAATTTGACAATGTAGTAATTTTATTATCAAGATTTGTATTAACATCAGTAATATTTTTACTTAATTCAGAAATTTTACTATTAACTTCTTCAGTAAAACTATCAACTTTACTCATAAATTTATTATAAGCTACTTCTATCTGATAAAAATTGTTATCCACCTCTTCGCTTGTAAGAGGTCTGTCTAAATCTTTTCTATAAACAATATTAAAATTTTTAACCACTCCAGCACCGCTTGCACTTCCACTTGCACTTGCTACACCGCTTGTTGAAGTTGTTTCTAATTCAGCCATTTTTTCTCCTTTTCATTTTATTAAATTACTTCAGCTTCTGTTTGAGAAGAAGTGTTTTCTATTGTGTCAACTCTAACATCTAAAGTTTGAATTTTATTATTTATTTGTTGCACATCAAGTAATGTGAACTCTATTAACCCATTTTCATCTGCTTGCATATTGTATGCGTCTTTACAAGCGTCAGAAAACACCCTGATAATTTTTTTATTCTTTGCAAAGAATATATCAGCAAAAAAGTAGTTTTTGTATTTTCCATCTTCATCTTTATTTTCATCTGCATTTTGAAAATTATTTAACCAATTTCTCGTCCAGTTTATAGCGTCCGCTTCACTTATTGTAGAGTTGGGTCTTACTAAGACATCTTTTCTATATAAAGCCATTTTTATCTCCTTTTAAAAGTTTAGGAGCGTCCTATTATAGGACTGCTCCGTCACCACTCGCACTACCTGAAGCAGAAGCATTACCGCTACCATTTCCTGAAGCACTACCGCTTGCACTACCTTGTGAACAATCAGAAGCACAATCAGCTTGAGTTTTGCCCTCTAATCCACAATCAATAGCTTTAGCAAATAGGTCAGCAATAGCACACACATCTACATTTAGTTGGGCTTTAATTTGCTCGTCTGTGTAAGCTTTTGCATTAGCTTCAGCTTCTTGAGTTTTTGAAGTTATTTCTGCTTCAAGAGCTTGTTTGTCAGCTTCTTCTTTATCAGAAATCTCTTTTAATTTACTATCAAGAATTTGAGTTGCGTGATGAATGCTTGTTGCGTCTTTAATGTAATTAGCATTCTTATCTTTTACATAGTTTCCGTTTTCATCAAGCCCAGCCCCTGCTTCAATAGCGTCAATTTCGCTTTTAAGACTTGAAAGGCTCTCGTCACTATCACCTTTTAATTTGTCAATTTCAGCTTGAAGTTCGTCTTTAGCCTGTTTAACTTTATAATCTACAGACCCCTCTGTATTTTCATCTGCATTTAAAGTAGCAACTTGCCCCTCTAATTTTTTAATTCTATTTAGATGGTCTGTAAGTTGAGTGATAATATTTTGCCCTACATCAAACTCTGGTGTATCTGGGTCAGCGTCCAATAGTTTTTGGATTACATCTATTGCGTCTTGAAGTTTCTTAATGTCTACATTCTCAGCTTCAATAACTTTTTCAATCTCAGTTTTAACTTTTGCACCAACTTGATACCCAAAATGTTTTGCTACTAATTGTAGTAGTTCTTGGATATTTGTAAATTGTTGTTGAGCCATTTTATCTCCTTATTTTGAAATTTGCATTACAATTCTATTTTATCTAAAAATAAAAAACAATTAATAAGTGTCATTTTCATCAAATGAATGATTTGATTTGTATAATGCTATTATGTTTCTTGCTTTTTGCTCAAAATAATCTTTTTGTTTAAAAGATAAATAAGCACAGCAGAAAAACACAAATGCAGTATGCAAATCTATATCTAAATCAATCTCATCATCATCTGTTTTAACTAAAGGTTTTCTTATATACCTTGTATGAATAGTGCCTTTATCATCTTTATATTTTTCAATAATTCTGAATAAATTAGTTGGAGTATCAGTAGTAAATTCTTCAATTAAAGATATAGGCTCACATAAAGTAGCTACTTCATATAAAGCCTGTTGTGCTATAAGATTTGTTACTTCAGCATTAGAATTATCGCCAAGAAGAAAATTCTTGACGAGTGTTTTAGCTTCTCCGTAAGTCATTTTTTATTTAAGCCCTTTTGCAAATGCAAACATTGTAGGCTCTTTAACTTCAAGAGTTAAAGATGTGTAATATCTTCCAAATCTCGCAGTTTTGCTTGTAGGAAGCTCTTTAAAGAATGTTGGAATTTTAAATCTAATATCAGCTTTATTTAATTGTCCAACCAATAAATAATTTTTAAGCTTAGGGTTGTTAAATAATCTGTGAATTTTAACTTTAATATCTCCAAAATCAGTTGTAATTACATAAAGTGTTGGGTCAAATTTTCTATTTGGATTTTGTTGCCATCTAAAATAATCTTTAGCAAATGAGTTGATTGTTCTTTTTAGTCCTGTTCCACATACTAACATAAAACTCTCATTATCAATATCAGCATTATTCCAAATCATCTCAATGATTTCATTAAGCCTATCATAAGTTAAATCTGTTGGGTTTCCATTACTATCTGAATAATCCTTTTTATTGTCAATATAATGGAATAATCCAGCCATTTTTGATGGTGTTGTATCACTTCCCTCTGTATATCCATCTTCTACACTATCATTATGCAATCCAAGCAAAGCATACTCAATGTCCATAGCGTGTTCTTTACCAACTTTGCCAATTCTATAAGCCCATTCTTTTTGTCCATATTTTGCATTGTCGTTTTCTTCAAGAGAGATACCAAACTCATTTTTGATAATTTGAACGACATTGTCTTTCATATATTTTGTGTCTTTAGTATCTTCACTAATATCTGTAATTTCAAGATTTGCGTTGTCAGTCGGTCTTCTATATGTATCTAAAATCCAGCTATGTTTTGGAGCAGATATTTTTTGCCCTCTATCTAACCATTGTAAAAATGGTGTTGAACTTGCACCTTGTAACAATATTGCGTCTAAGACTGACGGCTTTTGGTTAACTTGGTCGTTGTATGATGTTAATGCCATAACATTCTCCTTATTTTTTTACAATTATCTGAAAAAAGAAAAAGAAAAAACAATAGAGAGTTGTCACTCTGTAGCAGTTTTTAAAATATATTCGCCTAAACCTATCTCATCAACCTCACCTTTTCTAACTTTTTCTACTAACTCATCATCTGGTGAGGTATCTCCAGCACTATCTCCTTGAGTAATATTGTCTGGTTGTTGTTGAGGTTTTACGCTTGCTAATACAGCTTTCACAGCCATCTCCATTAAATCTGGGTTGAGTTTCATATTTTCTGCTAATTGAGGATTAATTTGTGCTACTTTTTCAATTTCTTTTTCAACTAAATCCATAGGAACATCAGGATATTTTTGCATAACCACAGATTTTGTTCTCTCTTCTTCAAGTTGTCTTAACTTCTCTTGTGCTTCTTGAGCCTGTCTTTGCAACTCATCAAGTCCTAAAAGCTTTTTAGCAAGTTCAATCTCATCAGGGTTTTGACCAGTAGGTGCGGGTTGCATAGGTTGTTGAGGTTGTGTATATTGCCCTTGAACACCTGTAGTCATTTGAGCAGTATTAACAGAAGCAGGAGGAATTTCCTGTCCATTTGCTACTCCAGCACCATCTCCAGCTTGTGCTTGAGCTTGTTGAATAGCTTGTAAATCTTCTTGAGTTAAGTTTGGTGCAGTAATATCAGCCATTTTTTCTCCTTTTAATTAATTTCATACCAAAGTTTTTTAACAGCTTCTGCCTGAGATGGTCTATATACTCTCTCATTCTTGTCATACAAACTTTTTACTAAACTAATAGTAGTTCTTCCTCTTGGCACAACTGCTACAAAAGGAATTTTGTGCTTGTCCCACTCAGCAAACCTAAATGCTTTACCTTTTAACATCAACTGATATGCTTCAGCAAGCGTATAATACTCTACTTTCTGTTTATCTTGTGGTTTTTCTCCATCTCTTCCATTGTCCTCTGTATTTGTGTTTTCATTTTTTTCAGAGTTAACATCAGTTTCAGTTTCAACTCCATTATTTTTAACCTCATCGCTAACAGCAGTTCCATCAGTTTTTCTTTCATCTTCTAATTCCTTTAATTCGTTGTTTGTTTTTACATTTTTATCTTTAGCCATTTTCTTCTCCTTTCATTTGATTTAAAATGTCTTCTTCCATAAAATCAAGCATTGACTTCGCTATTCCAATAGCTCTCATAAACTCTAAATGATGAACTCTCTCATTATCAGGCAAACTCGCATTCATAGCATTTTTAAAATGAGCCTGATAATGATTTTCAAGTTCATTCATTAAGTCCTGCCATACCGAAGTCTGCTTGATTGATTTGATTTCCTGCAACTTCGCCTGCAGGATTTGCTCCTGTTCCATCGTTGTCATTTCTTTCATTATCTAACTCTCCTTTCATATCATTCTGAATATTTTTAAGCCCTATTACTGCAAGCTTTTCTAAATAAAGCTTATTAAGCACATCTCTATATACTTTAGCAGATTGTAAATCTTGCATTTGCATAGCAATTTGTAGGTTTTGCATAGCAGTTTGTTCTGCAGTTGTGATAGCTTGAAGTTGAACTTCCCTGTTTGTAGCACCTACACCTGTATTAATTTTAACTTTAAATTCTATATTCTGACTTCTATTAAGCCCATATAACATAGGATTATCATCATATTTGTAAATAAGTCTTACCATTCTTCTAATTAAAGGCTCAAAAAAGCTCTCATTAAAACTTCTAATTATATCAGCTATTACCTCATTAGCCTCTTGAGTTAAAATTGTCATACCTGTAGCAGTTGTGTTTTGGTGTTTGTCTATAATTCCTTGAGATAGCTTAGTAATACCGCTAACTTCTTGCATATCAAGTTCAACTTTATCAGTAGCGAGTAAAGACTGATTAATGTTTGGTTGAGGTAGTTCTCTAATATTGTTTAAGTCTGTAACCTGTAATAATTTCTTATTGCTCCTTAAAGTGTTTTCACTTATACCAGCTTGTTTAGTTGCAAGGAATTGAGGATTTAATTGTTTATCTATAGCGTCAAATTGTTGATTAATTGTAATAGTGTATTGCTCTTGCAGAGGTATCATTAAATCCACTATAGGATAACCTAACGCTCTGACAGCCATTTCACCAGTGCATACAAATTGAGTTTCAGCAATTCCAAACACAAAAGGCAATCCATCTTTTAATTCCTCTTTTACTCTTATAAATTGATAGGTAGGAAGCATTGTAGATACATACCATTTACCATTCTCAAGTGTGTAAATATCATACACTTCTATTCTTGAAGCGTCTCCTAAATCAGCGTCAGAAAATCTTGGCTCATCATTTTCTATTGTAGCACCTATTAGATTTCTAAATATCTTTTTATTTCCAAATTGTTTTTTAAGAGTTGCTATTGTAGTATATACTCTATTTACTACATACTGAATGTCAAAAATATTTTCAGCATTTGGGTCTACCCAAATATCGTGCAAATTAACTCTCTCTATTTTTAAACCATTTCTCCAAAATACTTTGGCACAGCCTGTCCCGTAAACCAATCCATCTTTTACTATAGGTCTCAATCTGGTATATAAGTTAATTTTTTTATTAATCCAAAAATCGAATACTTTTTGCAGAATTTGAACTTGTTGTCTTGCGTAATCATTATCGTAGATAGGCAAAAGTTTAGCAAACTCATCATTTTCAAAGTAGGTTTTCATTATAGATATTACAATTCTTCTAATCTTAGCAAAGATTTTTTTAGGAGCTAAAGTAGACTTTCCTCTTTTGCGTAATTCTTTAAGTTTTTCATCTGGTATCTTATTTAGGTATCCATATTCAAGGACTATCAGGTCACCTTTAATATACTCATATCCTTTTCTTGCTTCTTCAAATTTGTTTATAAGTTGTTGAGTTTGATTAGATTTCGCCATTTTCTCTTAACCTTTTTTGTATTCTGAATGATTTTCTTATATGAATACCTAACATTTCTGATACTTGTTTAGCACTATACCCAGCTTTAAATAAATCCTCAGCCAAGATAAGCTCTACCACTCTCCAAGAGAGTTTTATCTTTAAAGAATTATAGCGTAAAGATTTTTTATACGCAAGTATTTCTCCATAAAAATCTATTAAATTGATGACACTTTGTGGAAAAATTTTCCTTTTGAGCTTTTTTCTGCAAAGTTCCAAGCTTAAATTCATCTTTTTGCAAAATGGCTTCTTATTGTCAAGTAAGTGCCAAACTTTTTTAATTATATAAGCTTCCATAGACTTTTTACTAAACAAAACAACTATTTCTTTTTTTTCTTTCCACAATTTTATAAACTTATCAAAGTTTTCACTCATAAGATTTTTATGAATATCTTTATTCATTTCCTTTGTAAACATAATTTGTGTCACCATAATCCACCGCCATAAGAATAAATTAGGTTTTGTTCTTCATCAAAATCTGGCTCATCATCGCCTTTTTCTAATTCATATAATACCAAATTTTCGTCTGCAAATGTAAGTGCAAAAGCGTCTGCAATATCTGGCGAACGACCTAAACTTTTTCTTATTTTGTCTTTTGCTTCTATTTGTAATTTTCCAGTCTGGTCATTGATATGATAAGTTATAGCACCCAATTCTCCTATAAGTTCATCATCGTTAATTAGTTTACCCTCGTCCTCTAAAGCCTCTCTCATTTTAAAAAACCATTCAGCTCTTGCATTTTGATATTCCTCGTGATTTACTGCTTTATTTGAAGCTTTAGCACCATAAACTATTTTTAGCCCAGCTTTTTCAGCCATAGACGGAATTGAAGCACCAGAGCCGATTGTATCTACAAATATAATTTTAGGTTTAACTTTAGCTTTTTTATATTCTCTAACCAGCCATCTGACTAAATCATCTGCGTCATAATTTCTAACATAGTCGTATTGATATAAGTTTTTCCCGTGTCTTCTCGCTAACACACTTCTATCATCTCCATAATCTGCTACATCAAGTCCCCATATTTCAATACCAGTTGTGTCCCATACATCTCTGTATATTGCACTTTCTATTAAATCTACAGGGAATACAGCATTAGAGCTACCTCTTGGAAACTCACCTTTAACCCTAACTCTGTAAACATCGCTATCTTTTCCGTATTTCTTTTGAAAGTTTAGTATTGCTTTTCTGCTTACATTTTCACTTTCTTCAGCATTAAATGTGAATAATTTCCAAACTCCATCTGGGTGAGCAAATGTTTGATAGAAAAAGCCAGATGTTCTTGTAGGGTTTCCAGCCATTAGAGCAAAAGAGTTTTCAGAAGTTAACGCACCCTCTGCAACTTCAAAAATCTTTTCAGGAATACCAGAGGCTTCTTCAAGAATAAATGCAATATGAGTTCCGTGAAATCCTTGTAATGCTTCAGGCTTATCAGGTCTTGCAGTTCTTGCTACTGCAAAGTTTCCATTAGCAAAAACAACTTTCTCTTTTTGAACTTCAACCTCATCTTTTAGAAAAGACGGAAGTTTTTGTCTCCATTTTGATATTTCAGGTATTAGAATGTCATATAACTGAGAAGCGGTAGGTGCAGTCATAGGGATTTTAGTATCTTCTCTAAATAAGCCAAACCAGATTATAAACCAAGACATAAGAGTAGTTTTTCCAACTCCGTGTCCTGATTTAATAGCTATATGCGTAGCTCCATCATCCACAGCCCTTATTACTTCTAATTGTTGCTTACTCGGTAAAGCTCCTAATAGTTTAGTTACAAAAAACTCAAAACTTTTAGCACAGGCTTTCAGTATGATTTTGTCTTCTTTAGATAGTTGTGCATATATTGCACTTCTATCTTTTGCCATCTATTTCCTTTAAAATAAACTTGAATGCAGAAAAAGATAAAACAAAAACTATAAATCCACTTACTGCACCAAATAACACAGCGTCTAACAGATTTAGAAACATAATCACTCCTTGTTAGATTTTTCAGTGTCTATAACTTCTGCGTCTATAGCATTCTCTTTTTTAAACTCTAAAAACCTCTCGTTAACTTTTTGCTCAACTGCCTGTTTTGCTTTTTGTATTAATTCATCTATATTAACATCGTCATCTTTTTTAATAACATCAAGTAAATGAGTAACTTTAACATCAACCTCTTTTTTCTCATTGAACATTTGATAGTATTTTCCAACTAAATTTATTGCTTTCATTTTATCTTCAAGCTCTATAGTCTCTTCCATAAGTTCGCCTGTTTTATGGTATCTTCTTGTTAGTTTCTTAATAGCTATAGCACTATCATCATCAATTTCATTAATAGGCTTAAGGCTTCCATCGTCTCTTAAAAACTGCTTAATTGAAGTATTGATAATTGTATCAAGAGTGAAAAGCACATTAAACTTGTCTTCTATAAATCTGTTTCTAAGCTCTTCAACTATTTCATCAGCATATTTCCTAATAAATGGAAGTTTAAGAAGGAATGTAGCTTTTTTATACACTTGCCTGTTATTAAGTCCAGCAGATGAGGCAAATGCAGACCTGTAAGACTGAACTACATTTTTAGTCTTCACATACTCATAGACAAAATCTTTTTGAGCTTCACTTAATGGCAGTTCTGCAGGGTCTGTAATGTGTGCTAACTGCTCTTCAGTATATCCTTGCTTTTCAATTAAGTAGGTCTTTTGTTGAACTGCATACATACACGCTTTAGAGCAGTATTTATCCTCTATAACTGCAGGATTTTTCTTGCAGAATACGCACATTTTTTCCATCAGATTATCTCCATAAGTTTGTCTATTGCTTCATCTTTTCTGTCTTTTAGAATAAGCCCTAATATCTCTTTTAGAAGCTCTACATCGTCTTCTGCAGAATAGTCTATTATTTTAGCTTTAAGTTTAGTTTCAAGCTCATCTCTTTGTCTGCTTATCTCAGCTAAAGTCTCTGATAGTTTATTGTATTCTTCTTGCCAGAAAGAGAGTTGCTTTTTAAGCTCTGCAAGTTCTTTTTCCTGATATTTAAGGGCTTCTACTTCCTGTTTTAATTTTTCATTGTCTCTGTTAAGTGAAGCTACTGCTTTTTCAAGAGCTTCTTTATCCTGTAAACAGCTATCAAGCTCATCTGTCTGCATATTCAGTTGCGTAATTCGTCTGTTTATTTCAGAATTTAGTGACTTAACCTGTTTTTGACATTCAGCACATTTAGTATATGCTTCAATTTCATCTTTGTTTCTGAAATTAAATGGCTTATTCTCACTTGCTCTTAATTTATCTACTATAAGCTTATCACTTGCATATTCTTCTACAGGCTCTGCAATGTATACTTCGTCTTTGATTTCTCCTACATAATGCTCAACTACTGCTACAGCATATTTGTTTGTTTTTGGGTTAAAAAGCCTTAAATACATTCTTCTGCCTTTATGATTATTTTATTTGCTTTTGATTGTCTGATTTTTTTAACAGATAGTTCAGTAATTTGCTTATCGTCTTCGTAGACAATTCCATTAAGACTATCGAGGATTGCTTTTAGAATGTTGTCAATGTCTTTTCCAACTTTGCCTGTGATATGATATTCAATTTTAAGCCTTATGTCTGCTTTTAGTGGAGATTTGATTTTTGATTTTGCTATTAAGCCTAAAGCTTCTTTGAATTTTTTGCCTTTAGATGAGATATAAACTCTTGGAAATTTACCTCTGCAGGAAGTTCGCCAATAAGAGTTAACGCTCGGTGGAATTAAATCAGTTTCTATCACTATCACAGGCAATTCCTTTTTTCAAGTATTATGACAAATTTTCAACACTTTGTCAATTAAATCAGTGCAGATTAAGAAAGAAAAAGAAAAAGAAGCAAAAAGAAAAAGAAAGAATATATATTATATATATAATAATATAATCTCTTCACTATAGTTTATTGATTAGTCTATAGTCTATTGATATTCGATAGGTTATTAATTCTTATATATACCCCTTATTTACAAAGAAATTTTAGTATATATTTTTTCTCTTTTTTAAAGGGGGTATGGGGGAAAATTTTTTCTCTTTTTTAATCACGACTTAGTTGATTATTGCAAGATAAATTATCGACTATCGATAGTGTATGGAATAGTCCATAGTTACTTGAGTAAATATATATAACACTATTCCGCCACCGAAGTCGCTCAGAACGGCTCTGAAGCAATGACGCTCAAATTCGTGTCTATTTTGGCTTCTATTGAAAGAAAATGCTTCTCGGCTATCATAGTATTCGGAAATGATTTTCGTTGAAATTTGACCCGTTTCTCGCAAAATTAGAGGTATGTTTTGTTTTGGATGAAGTGAAAGCCATCACATAGTAAAAATTTTATGTGGAGAAAAGTGGAATTATAAGAGGTTTTAGGGGCGAAAATCGGATGGTAGGGGGTGTCTTCGCAAAAATCAACGCTAAAAGCTCAAAAAATTAGAAAAATTGCAAAAAAAATCGCTTGAAATCGCAAAAAAAACTATTCAAAAATTCAAAAAGCCCAGAAATTCGGACTTTTTTAGTTAACATAATGTATGTTCTCTTTGAAAACCTTTTCCCTGTGTGCTTAATTGCTCCCTTTTTAATTCTTATATCACATTATAACACACGCAGATACTCCACGCTTGATACTCTCGGGACAAATCCCCCACCTCTCAAAACTCTCAAACTCCTCAAACCTCTCAACCTCATTAAAAAAATTATTCACTTATTCACTGATTAAAAATTAATCAATTCTAACTGATTAAAATTTAATCAATTCAAGTTAATTAATTAAACACTAAAATAACTTATATTCTTTTCAATTTTATGATTTTAAATTACTCACTTAATTGATTAAAAAATATACAATTAGACTGATTAAGTTTTAATCAATTCTTTTATATATAAATATATTTTATTATATAAAGATACTTAATTATAAAATCAATATATAAGAAAAAAAGCCACAAAAAAAATTTAAACGCTCAAAACTCCCGAAAATACGACACTTTGAAACAAAATCATAAAAAATTTAAAAAATTTTTGAAAATTTACTCCAAAAACTCTTGACATTAATTTTTTTTTGATATATAATTTCAATCGTAAGGCAAACGAAACAAGCCGAGATGATTGAAAACAGGTTGTTAAGTCAGACCTCTAAATAAGATTAATTTGAGAGCTTTACCAAGAGCTTTGAAATTAATCTTAATAAAAGGGGTAACAATGAAATACATTCTAAACATAGGGTTAGAAACTTCAATAAGAATGGGCGGTGACGGCTCATTTCTATATTTAGCAGAAGTTGTTAGCACTCTTAAAAGACACGGGGTAAAAATAAAAGCAATAAAAAAAGCAAATTCAAGAACAGAGCCAACTGCTATCGTGTCAGTTTTAGCACCAACTGATACTGATTGGGAAGCTATTGCAACAGAATTATACCAAGAAGCCATCGCAATATATAACTGCGAAACGCTTCAAGGAGAATTAATAGGGAAATTCGCTCACTTATGGGGTGAATTTAATCCCGCTTATTTTCTCCTTTAATCCCTGCGGTAAAAGGGGGTAACAGATGAGAGCTGAGGAACTTAGACTAAAATTTGACATTATCGGCGTAGCTTTTATCTTAATCTGGGCTTGGTTGTTACTAAATTACTAAAAAAGGAGCTAAAAAATGAAAGTAGAAATTAAAAGACACATTAGAACACTTGATGAGATAAGAAAAGAGGGGAAAGTATTTGGTCGCTATTACTCAAAAACTGAGTATATTTACTCAGTGGGTGCGACTTTATATATCGAGTATATGAGAGAGTGGGGAAGCGGTAAAAGAATGGTTAAAATATGGAGTTTCGGAAATGGTGCGGATTTTGTAACTGAAGCCGTGCCGTTAGCAATGGCAAGAGAAGCAAAAAAGGCTTTGCTTGATAAATTAAGAACAGAAAGGGGAATAAAATGATTTTATTAAGAGATAATAACGGAAGCTTTGGCTTCCATTCAAAACAAGTGCTAAACATTTGGCAAGACGGGGAATTTATAAAAATTTGGTTAAAAAATGGTGTAGAAGTTTACGCAACCGCTCCAAGTAAAAGAGTTGCTGACTTGATTGTGGGAGATATTTGGAGCGAGGAAAAAGTAAGTTATAAATTAGACGAAGTTGTGATTAAAAATTAAAGGAGTAACAATAGAAAAT